ACTGCCCAATCTACCACAAACAGAACGTAATGATCCAAATTGCTTTTATCCACGAATCCATGTGAGAAGTATTAAAAAGGCCCGACGCCACCTGCCCATAAAAGATTGTCCAAATGTCCTCAAAAACGTGTGTAACACGTGAAATTGAATGCTTAGCTAAAAATTTGAGGCACTTTTCCTTCAACTCGTATAATGGCGACGCAGGGTTTTCATGAATCAGCATTGAAGAATAATACATGCGGAGAAATACAGCGGCAATTGACTGATCCATACCAGTAATATCACCTTCAAGCATACGAACATCCTTGTAATTCTCCATAGTAATTCCCAAACGCTTCGCAAGCTCCCATGCACCACCATAACGCCACGCCAAACCAATCTGAATAATGGGTCCACGTTCCTTCAACTGCCTTAACTTCGACACCATACGTTCAAGCATGACATAGGGAGAATTAGGGATAATGAACAGGCGACACTTTGCTACGGCTTTTCGCCACTTTTCATCATCATGCTGTTTGCCAAACGGGAACAAATTTTCATTCTTGGGACAAACTGTAAAAGTTACTGCAAATTCAGTCCCATCAACTAAGAATTCGCGTACCCGCTCGAGGTCCGCGTCTACTTTAGATATCTTCTTCTCATTAGAGGCGACTTTAACACGCGAACCATCCGGAAGCTTAACCTCCGAACGGATCTCTGGTTCCGCGCCACCCGAGGATCCCAAGAACATTCCACTGAGATCAGAGAAAGATAGACGTGCAGGCTCTTGTTCAAATTGGTGAATACCGCACTTGTAATAGAACATACTAACCGCACGCGAGAATAAGGGAGTGACCATTTTCGCTTTTGGGGGCAACTTGTCTGTACCTCGGCCCATGTTCGAGATAACGTCTAACAGCTTGTTGGGACGTAGATGTTCTGTGGCCGAGAGCACCGTTGGGCGTCCGTTCCGGGGGTGGATAACACGATTGAACTGCGAGGCCGCTCTGGCGGCGAGCACTTTCAAAAAAGGCACCTCGTTTGTAGGAGGAGCAACAGGCCACACCTTTTTGACACACTCATCCATCGAGAGATAAACTCCTTTACATTGAAACCAATATCGACGATCAGCATCTTGTAAGTGATAATAACACCGTTCGATAATGGAAGGGGGGATACCATCCATAGGCAAATTTTGCTTAGTGTACCTCCTAGGTGTAGAAATAAAGTCAAAATTCGTCCCATGCATCCCCAACTGCAAATATGCACGAGATGAAGAAGCGACTTTCGGTACAGGTATGCTATCCTCAAGACTGAAATGGGAGGCGATATCACGAAGGAGAAATTGAATGTGCTCAGACGTGGCGGAGAATGGATACGAGGCTTTATACCCACGTGTCAATGGACTAATTCCTTCAACGCTAACCATACACTTGCAAACAACATGTGTACAGCCAGAATCAGAGAAACCAAATTTAAAATGCTCCATAGGTCGCTGCTTACGAAATAGGTATTTCAGAATGGCAGGACA